TAGGAGGTCATATTTCTATTGAGTCTGTACGAATAATAGATGATTACTTGAATATGATAGAAAGGTGGAAGAACGCTGAATTTACTACTTCATTCTGGGATAAAGATATATGTAGAGTTTCAAAACTCAAAAAGTTTGTAAGGTACGATAAAAATCGTATCAACCCGATCATGGATTCCTTTGAAGGGGAATTGAATGAATTATAGGTATGTCTGTAACCCTATAATTATTAATCAGACAACTAAACTAAACCCGTAAAACTCGTATAGGAAAAACAAATGACATTAGATATTAGCAGTTTAAGAAAATCAAGAACTACGGATTTTTCATCCATGGTTGAAAAGTTTGAAAATAAAACAGTTCGGGCTAATAATGTAGATGAACGTCTATGGCGTTTAGAAGGTGATAAATTAGGTAATGGTTCAGCAATTATTCGTTTTCTTCCTAATATTGAAGGTGACGAATATTCAGCACCTTGGGTAAAGATATTAAACTTTGGGTTTCAAGGTCCAACAGGTAAATGGTATATTGAAAATAGCCTTAAAACTTTAGGTGATGAAGACCCAGCTTTGAATTATGTTAATTCATTGTGGGCAACTAAGATACCAACTAATGAGGCTTTGGCTAGAACCAGAGGACAACGTACTCAATATGTTTCTAATATCTTAATCGTATCGGATGCCAAACATCCTGAAAACGAAGGTAAGGTAATGATTTTCAAATACGGACCAGCAATTTTTAATAAATTAATGGGTAAGTTAAAACCTACTTTTGAAGACGATGCTCCAGTAAATCCGTTTGATTTATGGGAAGGTGTAAATTTCAGATTTAGAATGCGTAAAAAAGATGGTAGGGCAAATTATGACGATTCTACTTTTTCTGAGGTGTGTCCTGTAGGTGACGATGATAAAATTGTTGATGTAATGAAACAACGTCATAATATTCAAGAATTCATGAAACCTGATCAATTCAAATCATATGATGAATTGAAGAAGAAATTAGAAGCAGTATTGTCTGGTGATACTTTTAGTAATCAAACTGCGGAAGAATTGTCTTTTGAAAATGATATGCCTAGTTTCTCTAAGCCAGCATTAAAAGAAGCAGTTGCTAAACCTATAGCAAGCAAGTCTGCTTCTGATGATGACGAAGATGACACCTTAGCCTATTTTAGCAAATTAGCTCAGGAAGATTAATATCTAATCTTATCAAACTTAAGGGAGCTTCGGCTCCCTTTTTTTATACCGAGTTTCTACTTGCGATGTATCTAGATGATGTACTATCGGGATTCCTTGATGGTAATTTTACAGTCTGACTATTGATAGTCTTATTTGATGTATTTACTGTGGGCGAGGATATCATAGTATTACCTCCTCCTGCTTTAGTCATATCTTCCTTTTTATCCTCATTTTCTCCTGATTTATTATATACAACATTAGCTGTTTGCCTTTCCATAGGCATGATATAATCAACTCCTGATTTACGAGGTGTAGGTTCTATGCCTGTGGTATCTGTAGTTGGCGTGATTGGCTCTTCATCACCAAAAGAAAATGCCCACCAGGGTTTAGTTATTTCGGGTTTACTAACTTGTTCTTTAGTTGGTTCGGGTTTACTAACTTGTTCTTTAGTTGGTTCAATTGGTTTACTAACTTGTTCTTTAGTTGGTTCAATTGGTTTAGGACTTTTTAAATCATAAGACGCCTGTACCTCAGGGGACAATTTATTACCCATTTTCATGGATATATCTGCCGCAGCTCTTTGTTTATCAGATAACGGCTGTCCTTCTATGACTGTCTCTCCTCCTATAAGAGTAGACTTAGAACTAGACTTAGAACTAGACTTAGGTTGATTAGAATTATCCGCCTTAGGAGACTCTGGAGTTTTTTCTGGAATAGATTCTGATTTAAACGGATACCAAGGTCCTAATGTTATAGGACCTCCCATCCACTCTGGAACAGGTATAGAGAATTCAGGTATTCCTATGCCTTGTAACAATGCCATAAAATCACCTGTTACTCCTGAAAACCAGTCACCTATCGCACTGAAAGTATTTGATATAGAATCTTGTATTTCTGAAAAAATATTTTCAAACGAGAAAGAATCTAGCGCAGCTGAAAAATTTTCAAATCCTAAATTCTTAGAAATCCAAGATATAGCATCTTTTGCTATATCAGCAAATCTTCCTGGTACAAATATAGCGCCTAAAACATATTCTATTGCATTTCCTATATTATCAACTAATGTACTAAACAAATCTGTAAATGAGAAAGAATCTAGGAATTCTGATACTCCTTTAAATCCTAATTTATCAGCTACCCATGATACCATATCCTTTAATAAATCAGCAACTCCACCTACAACAGAATTAAACAATCCTTTGATAGCACCTTTGATAGCACCTAATATACCTCCGGTTTCGTAACCTTCTATAGCCCCTGAAATAGTATCCCATATTCCCATTATTATTTGAAGTGGCAGGGCAATTTTACTAACAAATCCAGCTACTTTTTTAAATATTGCTCCAAATTTACTAATACTACCCACCACACCAGATACTACATCTTGTATACTAGCAAATATTCGTCCTACTGGTCCTGAACTTAATTCTTGTATCGCAATGAAGGCATCTTTGAATGGTTCAAAGAACATAGTAATAGCTGTTTTAAAGCCCTTTATTATTTTGCCTATAGACGATTCTTCGCCAAAAGAAAACATTGATTTTAGTTTTTCTAGAGCGCCACCTATAAGACTATCAAATCCATCTTTAAGAATATTAAATCCATTCTTGAATATAGTCTTTAATGATTGTCCTATATCGGAAAAGAAATTAACTACATTAGAAATACCTTTAGCTAATTTCTCATATAAATTGGGGGTAAAGGTCTTCATTAAGAACTGAATGCCCTTTAGGAAAAACTTCATACTATTAATTGTTGAACCTACTATGCCAGCTAATGCGCCTAAAGCTACTGCTAGACCAGTCATAAAATCGCCCAAACCAAATTCAATAAGATTTGGTTTATCTTTCTTTTCAGGTTTAGGCATTGTATTATCTACAAGCTGTTGAAGTAATGAAAGAGTAGCTTGTTTAACTACATCATCTTCCATTTTGTTTTCTGCTGATCCTATTAAATGATCGGATAATAGTTGACTAAATTTTTCAATATTAGTCAACTTATCAAGTTGTTCAACTCCTAAATAATAGGTATCATCAATAGAACTTTTAATGATATTTAAAGTATCATTAAAATGTTCCGTTTGTTCTAATATACCAGATGAATTTTTATCTTTATCTACCTGTTGCTGAGATAATATATCACCAAATGATTTTGAGTCTGTATTTTTATCCATTTTTATTTACTCTGTAGCCTCTGTTTTTCTTCTTCTAGGTAATTAATCAACATAGTAACATAAATTTCTTTTTCAAACGGAATCAAATTTTCAATATCAGATAACGAATATTTGTGATATTGTATTAACGCAAAATTCATTTTATAATAATTTGATAAACTTTCATGGCTTAACCATATTAGAAAAAAGACGACAGTCCTTCCAGCACTGTATGATTTTCCGCGCCACAGATAGGACAGGTGAAATCTATATTCTGTTTTATTTTAGGAAGTGTTTCGAAAAATTTTTGTATTTTTGTAAATTGTTCAGAACTCAAATTGTTTAAAAAATCTATTAACTCTTCTTTTGAGGTTTCTTTGGCATAATACAATGATTGGTCATCATAAATATAATCAATACATTCAACAACGATATTAAACACATCATCAATTTTATCCGAAGTTATATTTTCCAACTTCTTGACAACTTCAATATTAGGGTATTTTAATACTATACCAACATCATCAAATAAAGAAATCTTGTTTGTATGTGAAGGATCTTTTTCTACTTGAATTTTTGTTAGGTCGATTGATATTTTTACCTTTGCCTTTTCATCAGCACAATGACCACATCTAAAACTTAGTTCTACTTCCTCTCCTACAGATTTTGCTCTTATTTGAGTGAAAATATATTCTAAGTCAAATATGGCTAAAGAGGAAACATCTACTTTGTCGATAATACACGACTCGATGACAGTTTTTAATGTGTCTATCATTACAGTAGAGTCTTCACTTTGCTGTGCTAATAATAGAGCTTTTTCCTCTTTGACAAGAAAGGGTCTAAATTTTACTTGTTTATCCGAGGAAGGTATTGTTAGATTATATACTACACCTGTTTGTTTTGGTAATGCCATTATGACTTCTCACTGTTTTGGTTTTGTAAAAAATTTGAAAGTTCAGCAGTACTACCAACAAATATAGAATTATTGGTAGTTATATTTGATGCTGGTTCTTTTTTAGAAGTTGGATTTAATCGCTGCTTCTGACTATGTGTATTTAGTAACTGGTTATTTATATTTGATAATTGCTTTAATAAACTACCTACAACTTCATAGCTTTTAGGATCTTCAGATTGTTTAGCAACCTCTAACATATCAAGTAAGGCATCCTTGCCGGTTCCTAGCAAATCATACAGATTATCCCTAACATTTTGATAATCATTATCAATCATATCATCGGGTTTGTCCGCAACCAATACGGTAGCTTTTTTAGTTGTTATATCTTTATAATCTGCGGGGGTTAAATCAAATACCTCAGTTAATCTGTCGTCTATTTTCATTATGTTATATTCCAAAAATCAAATTAATTAGGCATAATATGTAGGCGGAGTATTACCAGTAAACACACTTTGAATTTCAGGTGTAATGCTATCTGGATAATCATTTATAAATTGATAATCGAGATCATTGCCTAATTCAACAGGTTCCCAATGTTTATATGCCAATGTTACGCTTAATTTCATAACTTCTTTAGATGCGTAATCCAATTGAATACTCCCTATTGTTTTTGGATAACATTCGTGCAACATAACAGAATATTTTTCTGTATCTAATGTATCTTCTACATTAATTTGAACTGATTTGATATAATCCGCGTAATAACTAAATGTTCTATCTCTAGGATTTTGTATTGAGTGTAACCAGGTATCAAAATATTTCTTGACTTCCATATTATTATCAACATAAAACGATAATGTTATGTTTTCAAATGCCCTTCCATAAGGCGCTTCTCTTGTTTCTCCATAAGTCATGCTAGGATTAGTATTATAATTTAATCCAGGTAATGTAACTTGATCACAATATAAAGCTAGAGAACGTCCTTCATCTCCATTAGGAAAAACAACCGTGTACCTAGCGGTTCTCATTAACCCGTCTTTTTTTAGTTTTGATATAAATTCATTAAGTAATGCCATTAGTACATTCCTGCCTTTTTCATTGTATCCTTCCATACACTTGAACTATTAGCTCCGACAAATTGTTGACAAGGTAGCATCATTGCGGTTGCCCAATCTGCTCGTTCCACTTCTCTAAATTGCGAATAAATTTGAGTATTTAAATATCTATGAACACATGGTTCCAATAATTTTAGCCTAGCGGATCCAGAAATCAATTCCCAAGATAACTGCATCTTTACTCGCTGAGTTTTTTTGGTACCGTCAATTTCCATCAGTCTATCTAGTAGTTTTATTCTAAACGGCACAGGTAGATAATGCATATTCAACCCAATAAAACCATCCTTAGTCATCTTAAATGGAAATACCATAGGAAACATATCCCAATGAGGTAGAGTATCTTTGTGTTTAGCATCATACATAAACAAATATAATTTTCCAGGAATAACTTTAGATGGATGAATACCTGAAGGATTTCCTATAACTCTTTTAGCTGTATATCCTTGTCTACCTAAAAGTAATGCTTGTTGTGTGTACCAAGAATATGATTTTTTTGTTATGTCATTAATGTTATATTTGTTAAGAGCAAATACATCATAATAACTAGAGACTTTTTTTTCAGCCATTATTTTATTCCTAAACTATTTTCATCTAACACTATAAATTCCCAACCTCTATCTTTTGCATATTGTTTAGCATAATCCCACTTAGATTGATTTTTTATATATGCCATGCTTTCGTTTATATATCTCTTAGTTTGCTTGCCCTTAAAAACAGGAGGAACACATTGATAAGCTGGTTTTATTTCAACTAGATATGTTTTTATTATTCCTTCTTTATTCTGTATCTGTATTTTAAAATCAAGATAGTATCTATGTATTTTATTATCTGTGCCACATCTGTAAGGTATTACAGTTTCTTCAGAATTCCAAGAAATAACACTACTATTCCTATCACACCAACACGCAAATCTAATTTCCCACGAACTCCTGGTAACAATAGTAGTAGGATCGCCATTATATTTTAACGGGTTATTTGGATACCATTTTTGAGGTTTAGGAAATCTTTTAGTCATATGTTATTTATATAAATAGTTTATAGTTGTTAAAAGGAAATAAAATGATTACCACTAATGATGCCTTATTTGGGCAAAAAACATTTCAATCAAGTAAATACAACATAGATCAGTTGTCTTATCCTGCTGACCTAATGGATCCTATCTATGGTGGTAATATGGTTGTATTTTATATTAACGTAAACAAAGCAAGTAAATTCTTAAAGTCTAATCCAGAGACGGTAGATTTGAGTGGATTAGATGTTCCTCGAGATAGAGGTTTATTAATAGCTAAAGAGTTATCAAATCTTGCTATGGCGGCTACCGGTGCTTTAGGAGGTGCACTTGTAGGTGCTATGACAGGTTCAAAAACTGCTTTAGGAGTATCCTCCGCCGTTGGTGGTACTACAATATACGCAGCAGGTAGTATTGCCGGAACGACAACAAGAGAACAAAAAAGATTAAAAACCGCTATTGCTTTACATATGCCCAATTCGCTATCAATTAAATATGGGGTAGGTTGGGCGGAAGAAGATACTGCTGCAGCTGAAATGGCGGGTGTATTAGGTGAGGATGGCATGGCCATGTTAAAATCATTAGGAGATACCAAGACAAGCACCTTATCTGATGAACAATCTGCGTTTAAATCATCGGCTGAAAAAGCCGGTACAGATATACAATCTATGGCTGCCAGTGTAGGTTTAGCTAATGCTCCAGGAGGAGTAAATGCTTCAGTAAGAACCGGGTTAGCGTCTAATCCAAGAAAGGAGTTGGTGTTTAAAGGTGTAGATTTTAGGACTTTTTCATTTGATTATTCGTTTTTCCCGAGGACAGATGCAGAAGCAAAGAATGTTGAATCTATCATTCACAACTTTAAATATCACATGCACCCTGAATACATGGATACAAATAGTTTTTTATATCTTTACCCTTCAGAATTTGATATATCTTACTATACAAAAGAGGGTGAAAATTTACATATACACAGACACACGTCCTGTGTACTAACAGAAATGAATATTAATTATACACCTAATGCTAACTTCAATGTGTTTTCTAATGGTATGCCAACACAAATAAATATTCAACTGTCATTTAAAGAACTTAGTAGTCCCACTAAAGATTCTATTGAAAAGGGAATATAAATGTATTTTAATAATTTTGAAAATTTCATATATGAATTTAATATAGGCGGCAAGGATACTGCTCTTCTTGTAAAGGATATCACTAGAAATGTTAGATTTAGAATGGATGTTTTGTCTAATATTACTGTATATGATGAATATGACATATTAGAAGCCGAAACACCTGAACACATAGCAGAAAAAATTTATGGGAATCCTCAATATCATTGGATAATAATGCTTGTAAATGAGAGGTATGATTATCTAAACGATTTTCCTTTATCATTATTTAATTTAGAGAAATACATAAATGATAACTATGATAATCCGTATGATGCCCATCATTATGTAAATTCCTTAGGATTCATAGTCAATTCCGATGCTGAAGGCGCATATGCTGTATCAAATTATGAGTATGAGACTGCTATTAATGAATCTAAGCGAAGAATAAAAATAGTGCCTGTGTATTATATTGATAGAATAATGGCTGAATTTAAGAAAATAATATGAATACATCCGAACAAATATCTAAAGCGGGTGATGTACGAGTAGAACTTGTACAAATTACCACAGAACAGGGGTTTTATCAAAACATTACTGGTCAGGTAATAGGTATTCAAATATTTGAAGATTTGTTTTCGCCTTTTATTACTGGCACATTAGAAATAAGAGACAGTTTAGATTTGATGAATGTGTTTCGTTTTAATGGAGAGGAGTTTTTAGAGTTAAAATTATCTACCCCTACTTTAGAAAAAGGTAATATAGACGATAGATTTTATATTTATAAAATGGCAGATAGAGCCATGATAGGAGATAGAGCAACTGTTTATACTTTACATTTTATTTCAATAGAGGCCTTAGTTGACTTAAATAAAAAAATAAGCAAAACTTTTTCTGGAAAATGCTCTGATATTGCTACTACTTTGCTAACAGATAAAGTACATGGTCTACAGACAACAAAACCTATAAATGTAGAAGAAACAGTAAATGCTACTAAGTATATTTCAAATTATTGGTCACCTATAAAAAATCTCAACAACGTAGTCGAAACCTCAGTAAACAAGAACAAATCATCTTCCTATGTTTTTTATGAAGATAGATATGCTTATAATTTTGTATCTCTTGAGAGTCTTTATACCAAAGACATTTTTCAATTATTTGTATATGATAATTATGTAAGAGATAATTTACCTGATAGTACTAGGTCATTGAAGAATGTAGACGAGGACTATAAGAGAATACGAAGTATGAGGACTCCTGTAGCATTTGATTATATTGAAAGAATTAGAGGTGGTATGTTTGGGTCTGAAATGTACAATTATGATTTAAGTACAAAACGAGTTATACATAAATCATATAGTATGTTAGAAGCATATCCAGAACAAAAACATTTAAACAAATTTCCTCTTGCCTCTAATAAAGCAACCCATAATTCATCAGCTATGATACTTAATATACCCAAGTATCATAACAACTTTGCTGGATTTGGTGATTCAACCAACGCAGGTTCTATACAAAATAGAATATCATTGGTAGCTCAAATTGATGCTAATAAATTAGAAATAACAGTTCCAGGTAGATTCGATTATACAGTAGGATTAAAGATAGAATTAAAATTGTATAAAATAGAACCAAATGATAAATCAGATAATGAAACACTGGATGAAATGTTATCAGGGGTTTATTTAATATCAGCAATCAACCACTATATTAACAGAAATATGCATGAAATAACTATGGAAATTGTAAAAGAAAGTCTATTAATTGATTTAGACAGGAGTAAATCGTGAGTCAAGTATTTTATACAGGGTGTGTTGAAAATAGATTAGATCCTCTAAAGTTGGGTAGATGTCAAGTACGAGTTTTAGGATTACACACGGAAAATAAAATTGATTTACCGACTATAGATTTACCTTGGGCATATCCAATGATGCCTGTTAATTCTGCTTCTATTTCGGGTTTAGGTTGGTCGCCTACAGGAGTAGTACAAGGAACTTGGGTTATAATCATCTTTATGGATGAAGATCAGCAACAACCTATTATGTTAGGTACTCTAGGCGGGATACCTCAAACAAAATCTTCAGCTCTTATAGGGGATTTAACGGGGGATATTGTTACTACAGATGCAGATGGAGTATTGACTAATACCTCAGGGTATGATGTTACAGATATTGTTGACACTATAGCGGCAGTTGAACCTACAGGTAAATTACAAGAAACATCAGAAAAACATCATATAAATTCTGTATCAACTGAAACGAGTGAAGGTAATTATACAACTTTTAATATCATAAACAACGAAACAAACCAGACAATAGCTACATCAACCTTTGATGAAAATACTTCAATATACTCTACTACATTAACAAAACCGGAGCAATTTGAACAATCACAGTATTTACCTTTTAAAGGTGGTGCGTTACCATTCACATCAACACAAGAAATATTAAAATATTTTGATGCTAACTTCTAGGAAATATCATGGCAGATGCAATAGAAAGTAAACCTATTCCAGACACACCTCCTGCGGAAGCTAAAGCAACAGAAGGAGCTATGCGTGGTATTGCCGCAATAAAAAAATCCTGTGTGAACAGAGGTTTAGATTCAAAATATGCTCAGTGTGCTATTTTGGGTATTATAGGAGTAGAGAGCGTTTGGTTGCCTGTTCAAGAACAGCATGGTTATAAAAAGGCAACGCTTTTAACAAAACCACGAGTTTCTGATTCCGATGCGGAAAAATACGGAAGTAATGCTGGTGGAAAAGGTATGTCTAAGCAAGAATTCTTTGGTTGGTTTTATGGAAAAAGAAATGGCTTAACACCTGCTGATGGCCAATATTATGGACGAGGGTTTATACAACTTACAACTAAAGATAATTATGTCGCATTAGGTAAATTAGTTGGAAAAGATTTAGTTAGTAATCCTGAAATAATGGTCGGAACCGATGATGTTACTATGGCATTATGTGCTGATGTTGCTGTTGAATTTATTAAAATGAGGATTAAGAGTTGGAAAACTCTACAATATGAACCAGGATTTATATTCAAAGCATTACACGCAGTAAACCCCGGTGATCCTGTAGGTTCAGATCATTATAGAAAAAAAGTTAGATATTATGAATATTTTTTGGGTGGAGTGGCTGCTAGCCCACCAACTAATAAAGACGCGATATCAACTACAGTAAATAAAACTAAAACCGAAATAGATCAAGCCTCGCCAAGTAAAAAAGAAGCATACACTGAGGATAGGACAGGAAATTTTAATACTGATGGGTTTACCGACCCTGAAGGTAAATATCCTCTACGAGATTTTATGAATGAACCTGATACTAATAGACTTGCCAGAGGGGTCATAGAAGGTACAAATATAAAATATAAAGATACTACAAGAAGAACTGATATTCCTATCGCAAATACAATAGGAACTTATGATCAGCCTCAGTCTGCATACAATACAGTTTATCCATATAATAAGGTATTTGAATCTGAATCTGGGCATGTATTAGAGTTTGATGATAGTCCTCAGGGGGAACGAGTAAATCTATATCATAAAAAAGGCACATTTATAGAGATTGATCCTAATGGATCGCAGATCAATTATATTGTTGGAGATGGGTATTACATCACAGAAAGAAACGGTAATATTTTTATCAATGGTACTTGCAATGTAACCTGTTCTGGACCAATGAATATATTATGTCAAGGCGATGCTAATATAGAAGTAAAGGGTCAAGTTGATGCTGTTTTTCATAACAACGTAAATATTGGTGTTGCTAAAGATTTAAATATTGCTGTGGGCGGAGATTATAATGTCTTAGTAGAGGGTAATTATAATGTGGAAGTTGGCAAGACTTCCAACACACGATCAATAGGTACTATGTCTATTGAATCTACAGACGCACTTAAATTAAAAACCGCTAAGACTATGAGCATGGAAGGCGGTGATACTGCTTCTACTGCTGAAACTCTTATGAAAATGTCAAGTAGTTTTAAACTGGAAACTCCTGCAGATTTCCAAATCAAAGCCAAGACTTTCAAACTTGATATAGAAGAATCTACAGAAATAAAAACTGGGGCGTTCAAGGCTCAAACATTAACTGGCAACTTAGAGTTGCAAAGTGTAGGCAGTACGGTTTTAAATGCTCCAACAATAATATCAATGACTTCAGCTAAAATAGACCTTAATGGTGTAAATATCCCTATTACTGATATATCTGAAATACCTCTATTAGGCACAACTAAGAAACCTGTAGATTTTGCCGGTAATGAAATAAAAGATAGAGCGGAAGAACAAGTATTAGTAGAGACAGTTCTTAATCCCGCAGGAGAATATAATCCTTTTACATTACCTAAAACATTAATAGATGATGTATTGAGTGGTATTCCTATAGTAGGAGATATGCTAAGTTCCTTTGGTGGCAGTACTCCAGATGTATATGACGTTAAATATGCTGGTTCACCTATTGAAACTAAAACTTCATTATCAGCGGCTAATAGTGCAAGTCAAAATAGGTTGGTGGTTCCTCCCGTTGAGTCTGCCTATAATCAAGCATATGAGAATTTAAAACCCCCTCAACGATCATCATCGGGAGAATTTAAATTTGAAGAGGAAGATGATTGGAACACACCTGCGGGACAAAAAGCAGCCAACAGTTTATATACTACAAGTGCTTATGAACATAACGCTATTAAAAATCCTCCAGATGAAGATTCGGTTGCTACTACGGGTGGAACAGGAAATGGTACAGGTATATCTACTGAAAAGTTGGCAGAAATTAATAATCAACCCGGATTTCCTCTAAGTTATAAATTGTCTGAACATTTTACATTAGGTATGTTGACTTTAGGAGGAAAATATACCTTAACTGATGTGAATTTACCTTCTGCGGGTTCAAGTGCTAGGAAATTATACACTAAACAGGACCTTGTTGCTAACCTTTCTGCTTTATGTGAAAACATATTAGAACCAATTTATAAAGAAATAGGACCTTGTCAGGGTAGTAGTGGAGGAGCTACTTGGATGCTAACATCAGGATTTAGAACGGAAGGTGCTGTTGCGGCAAGTAAAGCATCTTCAGATCATAACAAAGGTAGAGCGATAGATTTTCAGTTTATAGATAATAATAGTGTAGATAATCTATTTGATTTGGTTACTAAATTGGAAAAGATATTGCCATACAATAAACTTATCATGGAATATAAAAACAATGGCGCCTCAAGATGGATCCATGTATCATATTCAACTGAAGGTAATGTTAAACAAACTTATACTTATGTTGATCAAAGTAAGCATTCTTCAGGATTGAAGAAATTATTTTCATAAGGGATTATCATGGCAAATCTTATAGCTTTAAAAGGAGGGAGTAGTAACATAGCATGTACTGACGGAGATATAGGTTCTTCCTGTGCACCTTCAGCACATCTTTGGGATACACCAACTACTCAAGTATCAGACGCAGGTAGTTCTACTGTATTTGTAAATGGTATAGGTGTAGTGAGAAGTGGTGATGCTATGGCTTCTCACCCTGACGGGGTTCCTTGTACATTAGCACCTATAAATCACTCTCCTACATTAAGTACATATAGTGCTACTGTATTCGCTGATGGCAAAAATATAGGCAGAATAAATGATAAGTATAATTCAGATGGACACATGGATCATACTATTACGTCTGGATCAACAAATGTTTATGCTGGATAGGTAACCGATATAATTAATAACAAGTGAGGTAAAATAATGGATATGGAATATTCACCAAAGGCTAATGATACAACTTATGAAGATTGTTTGAAAAAAGCCTCATTTTTAACAGATAATGGTTATATAAATCTAACCTCAGGATTTACATTTGAAGCATTATTAGAACAATTATTAGAACAAGAATTAAACAAACCTAAGGTATAATGACTAATAGAACTAATTTCATAGTCTACATAGTCATTATACACTCTTGTCAATAGATGTCAAGTAATTTTATATAAATAATGTAATATAAAATGGAATATTAAGATGTCACGAAATACCCGAATGTTTTCTGATTTAGACCTCAATTTTACTGCTCATCCTGTAACAGGTGATATTTCTATTAGATACGATGAGGATGCTATAAAAAGTTCTGTTAGGAATTTAGTATTAACTAATAACTATGAACGCCCTTTTCATTCCGAAATAGGGTCACCTATAAACAGTTTGCTATTTGATTTAGCATCACCTTTATTGTCAATAACTCTTAAACGAATTATATCGGATTTGATTAATAACTTTGAACCTAGAGTTAATTTGAGAGACGTTATCATAAAAGTATCCCCTGATAATAATTCCGTTTATGTTTCTATATATTTCACTATCCTAAATACAGTACGACCTATCATGCTTGATGTAATACTAGAGAGGAGTCGCTAATGACATCTAAAAAAATAAACTACAATACGTTAGATTTTGATGAACAGAAGGCGGGATTAAAAACCTTTCTTAGTGGTCAAGATATATTTAAGGACTATGATTTTGAGGGTTCTGGATTATCTGTATTGCTTGATATTCTTACTTATAATACTCACTATAATTCTATTTACAATAACCTTTCAATAAATGAAATGTTTTTGGATTCGGCTAGAAAAAGGAATAGCGTAGTATCATTAGCAAAAATGTTAGGTTATACACCTAAATCAGCTAATTGCTCAGTGGCTACAGTAAGTGTTACTGTTAATACTACTGGTCAAGGTCCTGAGACTATGATTTTGCCTGCTAATAATATGTTTACTACATCTATCAATGGTAAAACATATAGTTTTTATAATAGATCATCCCATACTGCGTTAGGTACAAATTCTTATACCTTTACAAATGTTGATATTACAGAGGGTGTGCCATTAACATATAGATTTATTGTTAATACTGCTACCAAATTTGTCATACCAAATATAAACGTTGATATTAATACGCTAAGTGTTAAAGTATTAGAAAATCAATCTTCTTCTACATCTACAATATTTAAAAGAGTTGATAATTTATTAGACATTAATGCCTCAACCCCTGTATATTGGGTAAAAGAAATTGATAATCAACTATATGAGATAGTATTTGGCACCGGTATTATAGGAAAAGCATTAGAGAATGGTAATGTAGTTATATTAGATTACATGGTATCTTCTTTAGATGCTCCTAATAATGCTAAATTATTTAATGGGTCAGCTTTAACTTTCTCTTCTACTGATAACATCGGATTTACTATTTCAGGCATACCTTTAATAACAACTTCGTCAATATCAGCAGGCGGAAAAAATATTGAAGATGTTGAGTCTATACGATTTTCTGCACCTAAATCATATTCAGCCCAGCACAGGTCTGTTACATCTGAAGATTATAAGGCTTTGATATATGACAATGTTCCAGAAGCGGAATCTGTTTCTGTTTGGGGCGGAGAGGACGAAATGCCTCCTATTTATGGGAAAGTGTTTGTTTGTATTAAGCCATATAATTCTGTGGTATTGTCAACACAGCAAAAAATAGAAATACTTAATACGGTGTTAAAATCAAAAACAGTAGTTACAGTTTTACCTGAAATAGTAGATCCAGAATACATTAACATTGCTATAAACACTACCGTCTATTACAATGAATTAATAACAACCAAAACCGCACACGATATTGATACTATAGTTAGAGATACAATTAATAGTTATAATGACACAGAACTTCAAAGATTTGACGGTGTATTTAAATATTCAAAATTGAGTAGACTTATTGATGAAAGTGAACCTTCGATAATTAGCAACATTACGACTATATCATTAAAGAAAGAGTTAATTCCGAAATACAATATTTCTGCCCTTTATCATATTCACATAATAAATCCAATTTATTATTCAGGTGTTCCTGAAGATAATGTATTAAGCACCGGATTTTATATCTATGGCAGTTCTGAGATACATTACTTAGTAGATGATGGTGTAGGTAATATGGTACTATTTTACATACTTGGTTCTTCAAGGGTTATACGAAATAGTTCTATAGGAAATGTGGATTATGCGAATGGAATTATAAATATTACAAACTTACACATAACATCTATTGTAGGTTCTTCTATCGAAGTTACTATTAAACCTAGTTCGAATGATGTCGTAACTGCATACACACAGATAGCACAAATTTCTCCTAGTTTGCTAACAACAACTGTTATATCCGATCAATCTGTAAATGGTAATTTAAGAGGTGGTAAAAACTATGTATTTACTACAAGTAGGTCATAATGATTAATCGCCCGAATCTATCTTCATTAGTATCAGGACAATTGCCTGAGTTTATTCAGTCAGATTATCCAACGTTTGTTGCTTTCATAGAAGCATATTACAAATATATAGAAGCAACTACGATTACCGACTATAAATCACTTAGAGATTTAGACGATACACTAGACACATTTGTACAATATTTTAGAAAAGAATTAGCATACCTAATTCCTGCTACAACTGAGTTAGATGAAAGGTTTCTATTAGAGCATATTCGTAGTTTATACGAATCTAAAGGAACCGAAGAATCTTTTAGAATCTTATTCAGAATGGTTTATAATAAAGAAATTGAAATAAGATACCCTAGAGAACATATTTTCAAATCATCAGACGGTGAATGGGTACAGGATGTTTCGTTTGTAGTATCAGTATCTTCTGGAGACATATATGATATTGTAGGTCAACGAGTTTCTATTGGTACAAGTTCGCATACTGTTCCAGTATCTATAAACAGAGTAAGAGCATTAGGGGATTTATTCGAAGTTTTTATTGATCCTACCATATATAGTAATCTGTCAATAGGTAATATTCTTTATTTTAATGATATTGTTGCTACTATAGAAGCCTCAATTTCAAATGTTACTGTGGTTAGAGGTGGAACAGGATTTTATGTAGGACAATTATTTAATATACCCTCGGTATCTGGTATAGATGCTATAATAAAAGTATCTAATGTTGGAACGGATGGGGTTCTAAAGAATGTATCTGTTATAAATTTTGGGGAAGGTTATGAAAACCCATACTATGCTTCTATAGTTTCAACATCATCAGCTACGGTACAAACTCAATTTCCTTTAGTAAGCGATCAAACACTAGGATTTATAGATAGTGGTTTTGTGTCTATGGACTCTTACTTTGAAGTGCAAATAGTTGATCCTTCTTATTCTGGTATGGTTATTAGTGAATTTTATAATAACTATAGTATGGTTGATAATAATGTAGTATTAGAAATAAATACAGCAATTCTAGGTATTAATATAGGAGCTATTAGAAAATATCCAGGATATTATAAAAGTGACAAAGGGTTTCTTTCGAATGTATTTAAACTACAAGATAGTTTTTATTATCAGATTTATTCTTATGTAATATTATGTACGGAAGCTTTATCTAACTATAAAAATGTAGTTAAATCTTTAGTGCATCCATCCGGTTCAAAGTTATTTGGCGAACAGATTTTATCTAATGAAATTGTATTATTATCAACATTAGATATTCTTAATCGTTATCTACAAGTCTCTGCTCAAGAGGAATTATTCACATCGGATACAAAATCATTTAGCTCTACTAAACAATTATTGGATTCTATATTATTATCCGAAGTTAAATCATTTAGTCTTGCTAAACAATTATTGGATTCTATAGTATTATCCGAAGTTGATACATTATACATTAATAAATATATAGACGAACCTTTAGCATTGTCTGATAATGAAACTGTATCATTTAATAAATACATATTAGAGGATGCTTTAAGTTTGAATGGTAATCTCTATTGGCCAGCAGATTATAATACAGGTTATGTAACTACTGAAATAGCACCAATAATTAATTATACAGGTTCAACTTACAATATAACATTAAACAACTAAGGAAGTACAATGGATTTAAAAGAACAAGTAAAAATGACAGGTGCCTTAACGATTGTTAAGACTAATGAATTTGGTCAGATTACAGACAAAAGACATATGCCTAATTTAGTAGTAACCGCAGGTAAAACCCACATTATTTCAAGAATGGTTGGTGTATCTGACGGTGTTATGACTCATATGGGTGTTGGTACAGGAATAATTGCTCCTGCCGCAGGTGATGTTGCTTTAGGTACGGTTTTAGGAGCGAGAGTAGTATTAACATCTGCTACAACTTCAACAAACACTATAACTTATGTTGCTACTTTTGGCGCAGGTGTTTCTACTGGTGCTATTACTGAAGCTGGAGTATTCAATGCTTTAACTAGCGGAACTATGTTATGTAGAACTTCCTTTCCTGTAGTTAATAAAGCAATTGGTGATAGCATAGTAATCACTTGGGTTGTAACAATTTCTTAACGGAATAATAATGACAATTTCAATAGCCCCATTAATGCATACAACTATTACTGATTCCATTTATAGTAATATTGTATCTAAGTCTTCCAAGTATTATTATTTCTTGGGCAAAACCGTTCCTTATACAATTGTTAATGGGGTTGAACAAGTAGAAATACCTTTATCTACTTATAATTATGAATTGTCTACTAGAAGAGAAATTATTTCCATTAAAGAAATAACCGAAAATGATATAAGTTTTGTTATACCTAGAGTAGATTGGACAACAGGTACAATTTATGACCACTATGATGATACGTTTGTTGCTTACAATTCATCAAATGTATTAGTTAGTACAGCATATTCAGGCGCAACTACCATTAGAGATGCTAATTTTTATGTTTTAACGGATGAATATAATTTATACATTTGTTTAGATAATAATAATAATGCTCTGTCAACAGTAAAACCTGTAGGTTATGATACATTACCATTTGTTACTGCTGATGGGTACAAGTGGAAGTTTGTAATGAATATACCAACTTCATTACGAGTAAAGTTTTTAACTTCGTTTTATATCCCAGTAACTACTGCTATTAATAATATATTTTATAATAATGGTGCTATTGATACTGTTACTATAGATGAATCAGGTTCGGGTTACCTAGCCAATACAACTGCTTCAATAACAGTTACTAGCGCAACAGCCTCAGTTTCATCATTAGTTGTTGGTAGAACTTATGCGGTAGCTTCTGTAGGAAGCGGAACAAACTGGAATGCCATAGATGATACTTTACCAATTACAAATTTTATAGGAGCAGGCACTACTACTGTTACTGGTACGGTTGCTTCTACCGCTAATTATAACCCAGGCGATACTATAGTTATTGCTGGAGCTACTGGAACTCAACAAACTAAATTGAATGGAACTTGGACTATTGCTAGTGTTCCAACAAGCACTACTTTTACTTTTGTGGTATCAACATCGGTTACTGCGGGTACTCTTACTACAACATTAGGCACGACTTATAAAAGTATATTTAGGTCTCCAATTGTCAATTACATAGGGGCTGGTACTACTACAATTATAGGAACAGTACCATCTACTTATGAATACTCTGTAGGTGATTCTATTACTATTGCTGGAGCTACTGGAACTCAACAAACTAAATTAAACGGTACTTGGACTATTGCTAGTGTTCCAACAAGCACTACTTTTACTTTTGTGGTATCAACATCAGTCACCGCAGGTGCGCTTACTACTAATTTAGGCACTACTAATAGAACTAAGACATATTCTGTAGGGCGAGTATTCACATCTTCCGTAACTTCTGGTGTAGGTACAGGGACTATTAAAGGAACAGGCGCTGTTCTTACTCCTAGAGTATCTACTGTAGATGGTCAAATAACTAGGGTTGATGTTACTTCAGCAGGTTCAGGATATCCTACAGGTTCTACTCTTTCTGTTGTAGGGGTAGGTACAGGTAAATTTTCTCCTAATACTACAGCTCTTCTTACGCCAGTTATAGTATCTGGAGCATTTTCATACGCTATTATAGTTGACCCAGGATTAAATTACAATCAAAATAATACTACATTAACTATTCAAAGTGATACAGGTGTTGATGCTCACTTAACCGCAATTGTGGAATCTGGTCAAATTGTTGATATTATTATTGATAATCCTGGAAGCAGTTATAGATCAGCCAATGTAACAGCCACAGGTAATGGTATAAATGATATTGATGCTAAATTTACTGTTTTAACTTCAGGTGGTCAATTAGATACTGTTCAGGCTAATATTGAATTATTATCAGTTAAAGGTTCAATTGATAATATTCGTATCACCGAACAAGGTGATGGATATGATGGAATTTCTATTGTTATAGATGGTGATGGAACAGGTGCTACCGCTACAGCAACTATAACAAATAGAAAATTAACAAAAATTAATATTATTAGTAGAGGTCAGGATTATACCTATGCTAATATTAATATTATTGCTCTAGGTTCTACTCCAACAACTATTGCTACAGCTAGGGCAATCATGTCTCCTAAATATGGACATGGAAAAGATGCGATAAAACAATTATTTTCAAGCACACTAATGTTTTATAATACTATTAGCAATACAAATACTTCTGGGTTTACTTTTAATAATGATTATCGTCAATTTGGAATATTAAAGAATCCTACTAAATATGAATCCCTGATTCTTTATAATAATTTATTAGGAACTGCGTGTTATGATATTAATGGGTCTGTTACAGGCGGGACTATAGTAGATGATATGATATTGACTGATACTGATGGACATAATTATGTTGCGGTATCAGTTGTAACAGGAACCGTTACTAGAGTATTATTGCAACCAGTTGATAATGCAATTCCTTTAGTAGGTTATAGTTTACATAATGGTTCAATAGGATTAATGATATCAAGTGTTACTAACCCTGACATAGATAAGTATAGTGGTGATATGTTATATATTGATAATAGAGCTGCCTTTTATCAAACAGAAGATCAGACGGTTACTCTACAAACTATTCTAAAATTCTAATAAATACATTTAACAATAATATTAAAAAGAGCGCAAACTATGTCAATGGATTTTAATGTTGAACCGTACTATGATGACTTTGACGAAACAAAACAATTTTATAAGACATTGTTTCGTCCAGGGTATGCTGTTCAAACAAGAGAACTTAATCAGATTCAAACAAATATGCAACACCAACTCAACGGTGTTGGTAAACATATGTTTAAAGAAGGATCTGTTGTTGTTCCAGGCAATGTCATATATGACAATGCTATGCCTTACGCTAAATTAGAACTTCAAAATTCATCCTTTAATCAAGTTGATGGTTTATTAAAATCCTTAGAAAAAACTATAATAGTTGGTCAAACTTCTGGAGCATCCGCTTTAGTAATACATAACGAACAAAGTTCCTTAACTGATCCTCCTACTATATATTTTAGATATCTTACTTCGGGTTCTACCTCTACACATTTTGTAGATGGCGAAACTTTTCTTAATGAAAATGGAGTAGAAGTTAAAGCTATATCCAGCAATGCTATCGGAATGGGTACAGTTGCTGGTATCTCAGATGGTGTATATTATATCAATGGCTATTTTGTAAATGTGTTTTTTACTTTTGTAACTATTTCAAAGTATGCTAATAATACTTCGGCTTTAAACTTACAGCCTACAGCTAAGATTGGTATTGTTTGGGAAGAAAGTATAGTCACTTCTGTAGATGATGAATCTCTATTGGATAATGCTCAAGGTACTCCAAATTATTCTGCTCCAGGAGCTGATAGATACAAAATTAATACTTCTTTTCAAGTTGTTGATTTTGAAAATCCTCCTTTAAATTTTGTTGAATTAATTTCTATTGATGCAGGTGTTGCTAAGATTTCACAGAATCAACCTCAATATAATGAAATATCAAAAGAATTAGCAAGAAGAACTTACGAAGAATCAGGTGATTATGTTGTTGATGATTTTCGCATCATATTGCGAGAACATAGAAAAAACTTTACTTCAGCTTGGGTTGCTAATACGGCATATCTTATAGGTGATATCATCCAAAGCGAAATAGGAGGGGTTTTATATACCTATGAATGTATAGATTCAGGAACTTCAGGAAGTATCATACCTACGTTTACTAATACTTATACACATCTTGTAGATGGTGGTGTTATTTGGGTATATACTGAAAAATTCTTCCTTAATGATGGTTTTTTTGTTAATGGAGACGATTCAAAATATATTATAGAAGTAGCAGGTGGTGTTGCTCTAGTTAAAGGATATGAATATTCATCTAAAGGATTAGTTAGATTAGTTAATGACAAAGCAAGGGAATACAATAGAGTTAATAATGCTGATATCATGGTCTATGATGGAACTTATATTACAGTTAAAAATCTATACTCTGTGCCTTCAACACTAGGAACGGACTTTGTATCTGTAGATTTATATAGCCAATCAGTATCAACCCCAGGAGCACTACCGTCAACTCAATCAGGTTCTTTTATTGTTGGGCGGTCATATACAGTTTCGGCTTTAGGTTCTACTACTCAAGTACAATGGAGTCAGATAGCAGGAACTTCAGCATTACTTACTGTAACTAATTTTATAGGAGCAGGGACTACTACCGTTACTTGTACAGTTGCTTCTACAGCAGGATTTGCTTTTGGTGACACTATAGTTATTGCAGGAGCTGTTGGAACTGAACAAACTAAATTGAATGGAACTTGGACTATTGCTAGTGTTCCAACAGGTACAACTTTTACTTTTGTGGTATCAACATCGGTTACTGCGGGTACTCTTACTACTGCTTTAGGCACTACTAATAGATATCCACAAACTATAATAGGATCAATTTTTGTCGCGGCAATTGCCGGATCGGCTACAACAGGTACCGCTACCCCTGCTAAAATAGGTACTGCCACTATTAGATGGATAGAACATGATAGTGCATCTACCAATTTTAGAGCATATCTTTATGATATTGCTATGTATTCGGGTTATACTTTTGAAAGGCATGTTAAACAACTTTATTATAACAATACTTCAGGTTTAGATTTTACTTGTGATGTTGTTCCTGTAGTTACTAAGATAACTGGAACTATAACTAATACAGGAACTACTGTAACAGGTGTAGGTACTTTATTTTCTACTGAGTTAGTTCAAGGCGATTACATCACAATAGACAATGCAACATTTTTTAGAGTTATTAGTATTACTAATAACAATACTCTTGTATTATCTGGAGTTATAGCCGCTATAGGGAGTATAGCATATCTAGAAACAGCAGAAGTATTTAATAATAGTTCTAATAGCGCATTAGTTGGTATAGGAAGATCAAATTTACGAAAAATCAAAAGTACTGATGATAGTTCTATAGATACTCAATATACTATCACAAGAGCATTGGGATTAATAACAAGTAATGGTTCTGGCAGAGTTGATATGGCGCTTTCTGCCGCGTCAGAAGGATTTGCTTCAACTGCGAATGCTACAAATTACCTGTTTATTAATAATACCACAGGAGCTTCTCAAACTCCAACTACATATACAGTTAATAGTAGCACATCTATATATGCCAATGGTCTAACTGCGAGTACAGTATATACCGTTTATGCTAGTGTTATTAAAACTGCCGCACATAGGACAAAAGTATTAAATACTTTATCTTTAGATTTTACAACTTTGGCAACAGCAACAGCCCTTACTATCTCTTTAGGTAAAGCGGATTGTTACAGAATTGTTAGTATATACCAAGCACCTGCTTTTGGTACAATAACAACTGGAAATTTAGCAACTGTTGAAAGTTCTAAACTGTTTTCTTTTGATTCTGGACAAAGGTCTTTGTATTATGGGTTGGGTTCTATTTCAAGAGTAAATACTCAAGTTAATATTACAGGTTCTATACGAGTTGTATTTGAATATTTTACACATAGTTCTGGCGAGTATTTTAGTGTTGACTCTTATGAAAATGTTATACCATATAACAATATTGATAGAAAACTAAGAGATACATTAGATTTTAGACCTGTAAAAAATGATTCTGGTATAGGATTTAATAATACTACAACGGGTATTCTAAAAAGTGGTTTTAATATTTCAGCAGATTATTCTTACTATATCCCTAGAATTGATGCTCTTGTAGCTACCACAGATAATAATATTTCTATAATAAAAGGTATTTCTTCAGCGATTCCAAAACCTCCAGGAATACCAGCAAATTCTTTGCCCCTTTATTATATTGGAAATCCTGCTTACGGTAGCGATCCAAAAAGAACTGTTTTATTATCAAAGGTAGATAATAAACGATTTACTATGAGAGATATTGGTAAATTAGAAAAAAGAATTTCATCATTAGAATTGTATACATCCTTATCTATGGTAGAAGCTCAAACAGCCAATGTAACAATTACAGACGGATTAGGAAATGATACATATAAGAATGGATTTATAGTTGAACCATTTAATGATCATGGTGTTGGGGATGTTTCAGATATAGACTATAGTTGTTTTATAAATAGTTCTGTAAGTCAACTATATCCACAAGTTAATGTTATTTCAACTCCATTGAGTGAAGTAAATACTAATAATACACAAAGAATAGCACAACAGTATGTTATTAACGATGGTCTGATAACACTGCCGTATACAGAAGTATTATATTCTAAAAATATGTATGCTTCTAGAGTTGAGAATGTAAATCCTTTTTCAATAGCAACTTTTAATGGTAATTTGTCTTTATATCCTAGTAGCGATACATGGTTTGATACCGTTACTTTACCAACTATAACTCAAACTAGATAAGGAATTATAATGGCAGATTTATTAACAAGTGCGGATGTTGTCGCAATGACGGGAGTTACTCCCGCAATAGCTTTATCATATATTGAATCACAGCTTGGAAAAAATGGAATTCCTGCCACGGCTGATGCAGTATATCAAGCTCTAGCAACTAATTCACCTGATGTAACAAATGCTATCCGGGATGGTCTCATTACTATGGGAGCAACTATGATGGCAACTGGTTATAGTTTTGGAGACATGCATTATTCTGACCCTACACTAGATGCTAATATAGCAATGGTAGCAGATACTGGGGTCAAATTGCTTATGCAAGGATTGATTGATGAATTTGGTGCAACTAATGTTAATATTGATTCTAATAGTGTTTGGCATGCAGCTAATGCCTTGGAAGTCGGGCATTTAGAATTAAATTTTACAGCTACTTCAGATATAACTACCCAAGTTGTTGTTCCTGCTGTATATCAATCTGTTACTACTACTGTACCAACATCAACAGATGTAACATCTACTAGAAATGTTACTACTACATCATATAGCACCCAAAATTCATCTTCTATTGTTGATAGTTCTATTCCTTTTATGCGATCTGTATTCTTATTGTATAAAGGAACTGGGTTTAAACCAACTTCTACTTATAATGCTTTTTTTGATGGTATTGATGTTACTTCGTATCTATTACCTGCTCAAGAATTATTAATTTCCTCGTTATCAGGTCAAACCTTTTTATTTGATGATACTTATAGTGGTGGCGCTACCGGAGTTTTTACATCATTACCTAATGGAAATGGCAGTTCTGGTGGTGGTAGTATAGGAGGTAGTATAGGCGGAGATGTTGGTGGAGATGGCACAGCTAGAGGTTGTATTAATTCCACAGTAGGAAACACACATGTTTCACAAATTGGTCAATCAAATAAAATAAAGGTTGCTTTTAATCATCATCATCATCACGGTTCTGAACCTGATCATGATAGAATGATACATTATGTTCCTGATAGCAGAGCGACTAAAAGAATTACGGGTGATATTACAACAACTATTGATATAGATCACCCTGCTAAACCAGTTAGACCAGCAAAACCTTCTAGAACTGTTAATAGAACTGATCCATTAAATCCTATTGATACATTAAAGACGGGCGATAAAATTACAGGTCTTACTAGCGGAGCAACAGGTATTTTAGTTGGTTACGAATTAGCAGCGAATAATCAACTAAGATTATTCATTGTTAATGTTATCGGTGCTTTTCAATCTACTGAAACTATTACAGGAAGTAAATCAGGTACAAGTGGTGTCATACAAAACATTATTATTAGAGCAGATGGTGAACCTGTCAGTTCTATATATGGTCATTTGTATGGGCTTTATCAAATTCCTAATGATGCTTCTCTTAAATTTCATACTGGAACTAAACCCTTTATGTTTTCAACTGGTTTAGCAACAGATACATCTGCGGATTCTTTTGGTTCTATTGATTTTACTTCTAATGGAATTTTACATACAGTTCAACCTGTTGTTACAACTATTAGAAATCTTACTACTTCACAAGAATCTTACACAACTACTGTATTAGGAACAAAAGAAGTTACTTCAGATGTTTTAGTTTCTGCTGCAACAACACAGACTTTAGTAACTGGTCAACAATCTCTAATAGATTTCCACCAAACCTGTCCGCTTGATCCTTTAGCTCAATCATTCTTTGTATCCGAAGAAACAGGAATTTATATTACAGGAATTGATTTATTCTTTGCTTCCAAAGATCCTGTTATGCCTATTAATGTTTCTATTCGTAACACAGTAAATGGGTATCCAGGGACTCTTGAAATTACTCAAAGTAAAGTTACTATAGAATCTTATGATGTTAATATTTCATCAAGTACATCTATAGCTCAGGATGGTGGAGTTTGGGCTTCAGCAAATACTCCAACTAGAGTTACTTTTAGTTCTCCTGTATTTTTACAGGGTAATACAGAATATTGTATTTTTATACGTTCAGATTCATTTAAATATAGATTGTGGACTTCTTATTTAGGAGATTCTACTGTAAATGGTTTAGGAATGACCGCCTCGCAACCTGTTATGGGTTCACTATTTAAATCACAAAATGCTAATACTTGGACAACTGATCAAAATCAAGACCTTTGTTTTAATTTGTATAGGGCTAAATTTGATACAAGTGCGGTATCTAATATACAATTAAAATCAGAACCTTTAGTGCCTAAATCTGCTAGTTTTACCCCAATTTATGCTAAATCTGGTTCTTCAATATTAAGAGTTCTATCATTAGGACATGGATTTCAAACTGGTCATACTGTAGCTATTAGTTATTTGACAGTTTCTCCTACAGTAACATCAGGTAGTTTTGTAGTTGGTTCAAAATATGTGATAACAGCTTTAGGCTCTACTAATAATACTCAATGGAATACTATTGCTGGAACATCAGCAGTAACTTATATTGTTGGAAGTAGTTTTGTATGTTCTACTGTTGGTGTTGGAACAGGAACTGCCATGTTAGCAAACTATTTTGGATTTACAAGCGAACAGATAAATGGTTCACATACCGTTTCAAATGTAGAACCTGATTATTATACAATTACTATGCCTTATGCCGCTACTTCAACAGGAACACTTTCTGATTCTGATATAGCAATTTCAAGAAATATAACAGTTGATAATTTTAGTCCTAGATTTCAAACACAAAAACCTATAAAAACAGACATAAAATATACATATGCTGGAACTACTACTTCAGCGGTAAAATCTTTGGTTAATACTTCTATTGATAATTATTCAACCGTAGATACTCCAGAAACATATTTAATTATGAGTCCAGAAAATGAAGCCGCATTACTTTCTAGTGGAGTTGATTCATTAACTATGAATGTTACTCTTACTTCAACAAGTGAGTTTGTTTCACCTATGATAGATACTCATAGAATGGCAGTTGTTACTACTGGATATAAAATAAATAATCCTACCGTCAGTTTAAATGTTACTAATTTAGATTATAACACAATTGCCTCAAGTTCTAGTGTTATAACAGTTGATTATACAAATAATAAATTTGTAACTGCTAATAGCGCGATGAAATTATTGTTCTCCACTATTAAAATTGGTCAATATATCACGGTATCTGGATGTAGTAATTCTGCTAATAATGGTGTATTTTTAGTTACATCCATTGCCTCTGATGGGGCATCTATAACAGTAAGTGGAGATTTGCTAGTGGATACGTCTACTTCAATTAGCATGGTTGTTGGTACAAGATTTGTGAGTGAAATATCTCCAGGCGGTAGTTCGTCTGTTGCTAAATATGTTTCTAAACCGCTAACATTTGCTAATATTTCAACTGCATTTAAAATATTCTTTGAATACAATTTACCTAACGGTTGTGGTATAGATTTCTATTATAAGACTTCTAGTTTTAGTGATAATACAAATCATTCGGATTTGCCGTATACATTGATTAGTTATGATGCTGATTTACTAATTAGTAGTAATATTAATCAAATTAATTCTGGTGCTGTGCATGTAGAAAATATATCTAATTTTGATACTCTTTCTATCAAAATTGTCTATACTTCAAACAATGCTCATAAATTCCCTAGAATGAGAGATTTCAGAATAGTAGCATTGGCATAATATGATTAAAGTTGAAAATCACCCAAATTTAGCAAAATCGGATTCAGGTTTAGTTATTAATACAGATAAGACTGGATATAGCAAATTTATAAACCAACGAAAAAATGAATCTAAATTGGTTGAGTTGGAAACTGATTTAAATATACTAAAACAAGATATTGGGGAGATAAAATCTCTCCTCAATATTCTTATAAATAATAGCAAATAGACTATAAAAAGGAATCACAATGGCAGATTTAGTGCTACGAAGTGTTAAAGGTACTCCCTTAACTATTGCAGATCTAGATGGAAACTTTACATATCTCAACAATGCTCTAGGTGCTAATGGATCAACAACTGTTCCTACTCCAACAGGTACTGGTGTTCCTGTTCTGTCTACTTCTCCAACAATTAGCGGTCACCCAACCATAGAAGGAATTACATCAACTGGGGCATCTGGTACAGGTAAAATATTATTTAATACTTCTCCTACCTTAATCACTCCTCTTTTAGGTACTCCTACTTCTGGAAACTTTACAACTGGTACATTCAATTGGCCTACTTTTAATCAAAATACCACAGGTAATTCAGCTACTGCTACTAATGTTGCATATTCAGGTCTTACTGGAACAGTTCCTACATGGAATCAAAATACGACTGGTACCGCTACAGGATTAAGTTCAACCTTAGTTTCTACTTCAGGTGGAACAGGAACCTCAACTACAGCAGTTGGTGATCTATTATACGGTTCAGCGACTAATACTTGGAGTAAACTAACATCAGTTGCCACTGGTAATGCTTTAATATCAGGCGGTGTTTCAACAGCTCCATCTTGGGGTAAGATAGGACTTACTACACATATTACAGGGATTTTGCCTGTTGCTAATGGTGGAACAGGTAATACAACAGGTTCTTCTGCTAGTGTAGCTTGGGGAAATATTACTGGAACAGTTCCTACATGGAATCAAAATACGACTGGTAATGCAGCAACTGCTACTAATGTCGCATATTCAGGTCTTACTGGAACAGTTCCTACATGGAATCAAAATACGACTGGTAATGCGGCAACAGTTACAAATGGTATATACACTAATGTTACTAATACTTTTTCAGGTATAAATAATTTTGGTCTAACCAATAGTATAGTTATAGGAGGAGTATCTAGTATTCCTTATAATGGTTTCACAGCAGCTATACAATGTAATGTACAAACCGGAACAGGATTAGGTGGGGTTTTTACTTGTAATAATGGTAATGTTCCATTGTGGTGTGGGGTTAGTGGAGCAAGTGAGTATTTATTAGGGTTTGCTTATGGGACGGGAAGTTCATGGACATCTGTTGGTTGGGTAAAGACTACTGGTACTTCTGTTTTATATGCTACGGCTTCAGATTATAGACTAAAACAAAATGTGATACCAATTACCAATGCTATAAGTAGAGTTAAATGTTTAAACCCAGTACGATTTGACTGGATTACCGATTCTTCTCACAAAACTGTAGATGGGTTTCTAGCCCATGAAGTTCAAAGTGTTATTCCAGAATCGGTAACTGGTAGTAAGGATGCTATTAAATCTGACGGAACCCCTGATTATCAGGGGGTTGACCAAGCCAAAATAGTACCACTATTAACTGCTGCATTGCTTGAGGCTATTGCTCGTATAGAAGTACTAGAAGCAAAGTTGATATAAATAATAGTAAATAGCATATAATAAGGAAACACAATGTCAACTATAATACTGCGTAATGTTAAAGGATCGCCTTTAACAAATACAGAAGTAGATACAAATTTTACAAATCTTAATACCGATAAACTGGAAAAAATAGGTGCGCCATCTTTATATCTAGGTTCAAGTGCTAATAGTACAAGATTTCCAAATGCTATAGGTGTTAGCAGTAATACTTTAGCAGGTATTCAACAAAATGAATCTCATAACATAGGTATTGTAGCTGAAGGAACAGGTTCGTTAATAACTACAACCGCTACAGGTACATTAAGTGCATTTACTATTGTAGTTGGTTCAGCTACAGGCATTTTGCTCGGCCAAATAGTTTCTGGAACAGGTATTGCTACTAATGCCATAGTTACTATAATTGCTGGTACTACCATTACTCTTTCTATAGCTAATACTGGAACAGTTTCTGGAACAGTTTCATTTATAAGTATGGGCGCAGGATTATATGGAGTAGGATATACATCTGGATTAGCTAGGTCGGGTGGTGTTGTTGGAGAAGGTCATGTATCTGCTTCAAGCGATACTGGCAGTGCTATAGGCATTAGAGGATATTCAACAGACACACATGTTGGTGGTTTGAATATAGGATTGTATAGTGATGCGGTAGGCGGTTCTTTCAATTATGCGTTATATATGAATTCTGGTAATATACTTTCTAATATTGCCCAAACATGGACTCTTGGAGGAAATTTAACATTCTCTGGAGCATACAGTGTTACTGTTCCTACTCTAAGTTTAACAAATGCTTTATCTATTGGTAATGGTGGTACAGGTGCTACCAGTGCTGCTAGTGCCCTTACCGCTTTAGGCGCAGCATCTTTGGGAGCTAATACTTTCACTAATGCACAAACACTTGGTAACAACAATTTAGTTACGATCAAGACAGCTACATTTAACGGACAAGGCGCTCAAGTAACTACGACAGGAACACTTGCAATTGACTGGTCGGCAGCACAGAACTACTTGCAAACTGAACCTACTGGACCCATTACCTACACATTTACAGCACCTCCTGGGCCATGTCATCTACAACTCATTATCGACTCTGATGGAACTAGCACAGCGCAGGTAATAACTTGGCCCGTCACAGTTATTCAGTATGGTCTGGGGTGGTCGGGAGTGGCTAATAAACGCTCAATCATTAACTTCTGGTATGATGGTACAAGTTACCACATGACCGGAATGAATCAGGTATAAAATATGGCTGATAGATACTGGGTAGGTGGAACTGGAACATGGGATACAACTACAACTCATTGGTCCGCGACCTCTGGTGGTACTGCTGGAGCAACGGCACCAACAATTGCTGACAATGTAATATTTGATGCTGGATCAAACGTGACAACAGAAGTATTTACAGTAACAGTAAGTGGTAATGTAAATTGTTTAAACTTAACAGTTGGCGCGGTAGATGCGGTAATGACACTGGCAGGTGGATCTACTGCCAATATATTCATATATGGAAGCTTGTCATATCCTGCTACAAATCTTGTGGCTAGTATGAGTGGTACTTATGAATTTGGCAGTTCAACAACAGGTAAAACTATAACTACTAATGGTGTATCTATTGTAGGTGATATTAGTTTTAATGGTATAGGTGGTGGTTGGACGTTAACCGATGACTTGACAGTTACCGGAGCTTCCGGAATAAATTTAAATAACGGCACTTTTTCTACAGGAAACTTTGCTGTGACTACTACTACGTTCACTATCACTGGCTCGGCTACCAGAACTCTCACTCTTGGGTCATCTATTATAACCTGTACTAGTGCTTATCCCACATATGCATGGAATGCTAATGTTGTTACTGGATTAACTTTTACTGCTAATACAGCAACTATTATTCTTAGTGCTGCATCCACTGCTTTTATTGGTGGTACATTAACTTACAACATTGTAAATATTACAAATACATCTAACGGAACTCATTATTTTTCCGGTGTCTGTACTATTGGGTCTATGACAATAGCATCACCTGCCGCTACTGGCGTTAAAACTATATCTTTCGCAACAAACATGACCATCACTACTCTGGTAGCGTCTGGCGCAAGTATTATTCGTAGATTACAGTTTGTATCAAGTAGTACTACAGCAAGTAGTAAAGTATTAACTATTGGAACTTGGACAACTAAAACAGATATTGATTTTAAGGGGATAACAGCGAGTGGTACAGCTTGGTCTGGTACTAGATTAGGTAATGCAGGTAACAATGTAAACATCACTTTTGTTGCCTCTAAAACAGTCTATTGGAATCTTGCTGGTACCGTACTTTGGTCAGCCATTGGTTGGGCAACAACAAGTGGTGGAACGCCTTCTATTAATAATTTTCCATTAGCTCAAGACATTGTTATTTTTGATAATACGGGCGCGGTAGGTACTGTTACTATTGATGGTGGTTGGTTTATTGGCCAATTGAACATGTCTGCTAGAACATCTGCCATGACATTAGGTGCTACATCGTCATTTACCTTACTGGGGAATGTTACAATAGGAACTAATGTAACATTAACAGGAACAGTTACGGCAACCTTAGGTTATAATAGTGCCCTTACTTTGACAACTAACGGACGCTCAATTCCTTGGGCCATGAATTGTGAAGGCAATGTTACATTATCAGGTGGTCTTACCTGTACTAATATATTAAGCGCATCTCAAACTATCAGCACATTTAATGCCGGAGCTAATTCTGTTACTGTCCTCGGATTCACGGGTGTTGGCAGTGGAACCATTAATATGGGGTCATCATTATGGACGATTACTGGTGGTGGTACTGCGAGCAGTCCATGTTGGGAAGTGATCAACGTAACTCTAAACTGTGAGACAGCTAATATCTTACTTTCAAATAATGGTGACTGTCATTTTTCTAGTTCCAATCATGTATACAATAAGCTAACGTTTGGTGGCTCAGGCACCCCAACTGCGGTAAAGACTTTATCTGGTAATAATACTTTTTCAGAAATTGCCAGTACAATACCCAATTCTTTCGTCATCGCTTTTAATGGCTCATATACAATACAAGTTGGGGCATTCAGTGTTACTGGGTCACCTGGTAACATAGTAACGATTGGTGATATTAGTGGATCGGTGCCGACATTTAACTACACTGGTGGAACGTATGTAAGTTCAGACTATCTCAACATCACCCACTCAAACGCCACTCCTGCAAATAAGTGGTGGGCGGGCAACAATTCAATTAATAGTGGTGTAAACACCGGATGGATTTTCAGTTCCCCCACCTTTTCCAGCGGTCTTTTCTTCGGGAGTAATTTCTAATGTATATACGAGTATCTGATAACACTTATCCTCTGTCCGAATATCAAATTCGTACAGTTAATTCTCACATAAGCTATCCGTCACCAATGCCAGATGTAGTGCCAGATCATGTTCGGGTGAATACAATACCTCAACCAGCATATGATAAAAGCGTACAGACTATCCTTGAGTTACTTCCTACTTGTGTTGATGGGGTATGGACACAGCAATGGGAAGTGATAGATTTAGACGCAGATGCTATTTCCTTAAAAAATAATGAACAAGCATCTTTAGTTAGATCAAATCGCAACGAATTGCTCAGTGGATGTGATTGGACTCAGTTAGCGGATAGCCCAGTAGATAAATCCTTGTGGGGAATATATAGACAAGAATTGAGAGATATTAGTGCGCAGACTGATTTTCCTTTTAATGTAATATATCCAATTAAACCATAGAGAAAAATAATGGCAACTATTACTAATTTAAATATAGATCAGGGCGCTGAATTCTTCAGAACTATGACTGTAGTTGACAATAATGGAGTAGTAGTTAATCTTTCTACTTATACATTAGTAGGACAACTCAGAAAAAGTTATACCGCTACTGAGTTCATTCCACTCACTATAGAAATCCTCAATGCTCCACTAGGAAAGATTTCTATCGGTCTTTCTAATTTAGTAACAGATACATTAACTATAAATAGATATGTATATGATGTAGAAATGACTTCTTCTAGTTTAAAGAAGTATAGAATACTAGAGGGGAATATTACAGTTTCCCCGAATGTAACGAAATAGTAAATTTAATAAATATAAGGTGAATATATGAACGTAGAAGCAAAATCTGGAGCAAAAGAAATTAGTTTTAGTGCTATTGTAACAAGAGCTGATGGAACAGTAGAAGATTTAGGTGTAATCTCATATTATAACAACAATCCAATCAAACAATTGATTTGGAAATTAAAAAAATTTTTAAAAATAGGATAATAAAATGGCTTTAGTTACAGTCTTAACAACTGCTGGTAAAACTTATACTGCTACTAAAATGGCAGATACTACTACAACAACTGTTGTCCCAAAATGGATTGGTATTGGTACAGGAGCGCATACTGCGGCAGTAGGTGATATTGCATTAACTACAGAAGTAGAAACTAGAGGAAGTGCTAATGCTGCTACTTCTTCAACTAATACTTTTCAAGTTATCCAAACTATAACAGCAACAGCTTTAAGAGCAGTAGTTGAAGCTGGTTTGTTTTCTGCTATAACAGGTGGTACTATGTTAGTAAGTTCTACTTTTGATGTGGTCAACCTTCAAATTGGTGATTCTATTCAAATTACTGCACAAATTACTTACGCATAAAACATGGCATCTGCTATTGGTACAGCTACTTTAGATTTTGGAGCAGATCCAGGGTCTAATGAAGCATTTGTGGTAGTTACTGGTCAAACCTCAATCCAAGTCTCTTCTAAAGTAGAGGCTTGGGTAATGGGGGATGACACTACTGCTACCCACACTGCTTCTGATCATAAGTATTTTCCTGTATTTGCTTCAATAACTTGTGGAACCCCTACAGGTGGAACAGGTTTTACTATATACGCAAGAAGTATTCACAAATTGACAAACTCATTCCAAGTTAGATGGGTATGGGCAGATTAACATAGGAAAATAAAATGGCTTTAGACGTAGTAGTAGCATCTTCTGGGCAAGATGGAAATGGTAATGTAAAAGTAAATATGCCTCTTAGTCCAGCACAATCTGGGTATGTCATGTTGGCATCGGATGTGTCTGAGACTGGAGACCCAGCAGGCAGAATTTCACAAGAAGTACGAGTATCTGCTCAAGGTAGAATAGGTGTTGGTCAACCAGTTCCTTTATTCACCGAAACTTTCAATTATACAGCATTAAATACTGCTCTTTTTTATCAAACAGTAACAACTCAAACAGTTACAGTTGCAGGTGGTTCATTAACCTTAAATGCTTCGGCAATAACCACATTATCTACTTATAGTTCAATTAAAACCTATCAATACTTTCCACTCTACTCAGATTTGGCAACTTATTGTAATATGGATGTTTCTCTAAGTTCTTCACCGCAAACAAATTGCGTAATTGAATTTGGATTATTCCAATTCTTAACAAACGCCGCAGTTACCGATGGGGTATTATTTAGATATGATTCTGGTGGTACTCTAAAATGTGTAGTGAATAACAATGGTACAGAATATACGCTTACAGTAGTTTCTCCTCCTGCTGTAGGTGCGATGGTAAAATATAGAATTGTTTGTGAAGATGATCGGGTTTTATTTTATATTGATGGGTCTTGTGTTGGTGTTATTAATTCTCCTGTTGGTATGGGAATGCCTGTCTTTACTTCTGCACAACCGTTTAGTGCTAGAGTAATAAATGGAGCAACTGCACCATCAGTAGCAAACACTTTAAAAATTGGCTATGTGTTTATTGGTATACAAGATGCTGGTGGTTTAGGCAAATCTATTTCAGAAATCGCAGTTATCGCAGGTAAATCTGGTATACAAGGTCAATCTGGTGGTACTATGGGTCAGACATCATTATTGACCAATGTAACGACTACGGTCAACCCGGCAGGTTCTGCTATCAATAATGCATCTTCAGTATATTCTGGATTAGGTGGATTATTTCCAGTACTACCTACTTTAGCACAAGGTATTGACGGGATTCTAGGCTCTTTCTTAAACCCAGTTCCATCTAATGTATTATCAGGTAAAACGCTTTATATTAAAGGTGTTAAATTCCACGGAGCAGTTACAACAATTCTAGCAGGTGGTCCAGTATTATATGGATATTCAGTTGCTGTAGGTTCTAATGCTGTTACTCTAGCAACAACTGATGCTATCACTGGTACAAAAGGACCTAGAAAAATTGCTGTTGGGTTTGAGACATTTCCTGTAACATCGGCAGTAGGTGTAATGGGTTCTCAAGGAGGTGCGTATATGGCATTCAACTCTCCGTTAGTAGTTAATCCAGGTGAATATTTGCATTTCATTGCTAGGAATTTTGGAGCAGTAACAACTACTGGTGTAATCTCTGTATTAGTATCTGTAGACTCTTATTGGGAATAAAA